TTGCGAATGCCTGTAATGAAATAGCCATAGTCTCTGGTTTCAGTGACGCCCTTGGTTTCTCCGCACACTTGACAAATGCCTTGACAAACAGAAGAGCACCCAACGCTATACACGCCCCATTCTGCGCCACAATCTCTACAAGTAACAGAGGCTTGTTCTAGCGTTTCAATCATGGCTAACAATTTAAGCTTGGTCATCTTCCTTTAAGCAAATGGACCGTGCTTGCCATAGTAAAGCTTGACATAGTAGTTCATCACAAGGGTCAAGGTCTTCTGCATAGACGGCATGAGCAGCCTCCCATGCCTCTTGCCATTGCTCTTTAGAAGGGAATTGCCAAACAGTCATTTGCTTATGTCAAGAAATTGTTCGATTAACCAAGTGGCAATAATTCCAATCAGAAAAATACTAATCAGAATTACGATGGCAGCAGCAACAGTAATAAGAAAGCTCATAATTCATTCAGAGGAGAACCATCAGGATTGACGATGAGAGCACCAGCAAAGGCCCGTACAAGACGGGCCGCTGCCAGGTCTATTGCTTTCCCTCCACGAATACTTGCACCCCCTTCACGGCTTGCTCAACAGTGCCTTCCTGGCAAATAGCTCGCAAGGTGTCAAGCTCTGTTGCCATTGCCGCTTTGGTGATTTTGATGCCTTGCTCTTTTGTCCAAGCAGTAACCATGGTGGTCACCACATTGGCAAACATGGCTTTGTCCTTGATGTCATCGCCTTTAGCTAGACCAAGATTCTCAAGGGCAGTTTTGCCAGCAATCATGCTGGTGCGTTCTTCTGGGTAGCCGAGGGCATTAGCTTTACAGAAGCTAAGAAGCGCTTCTTTGCCATTGAACTCACTGGCTGCGCTGGCGGCAGGAAGCCCTTCTGTTCCAGCAGGAGGAGCAGGCTCTGCAACTGGCGCTGCCTTCGTGCTTGCCCGCGCAGCAGGCTTCGTTGTTTCCTGTTGGAGTGGGAGCTTGGTAGATTCCTTTTCATCGCTCTTGGGGATGTCTTCGCCAGAGTACAGTTTGAGGCCTAGTCCAGTGAAGGTGGCAATGCACTTAACGCTTGCCCGTTGAATGTTGTCGCTAACAGCACGAGCATTTAGTTCAACAAGCGCATTGTGCTTATTGTCCATCAATGGAAAGACGAGCGCAGGAGTGCGGCGGCAACCGTCAGTGAGGAAAGGACGAAGAAGCCAGCAGCCTTCTTTGCCAAATACTGGCCAGCCAATTGAACTTTCTTCAAACGAGACGAAGAACGTGGGGAATTGTTCTTTGAGGTGGCGGAAGGCAAATGGCCATGACAAGTAGGAAAGGCCCTTGTAATTCTTTTCAACGTGCTCACCAATTGCAAGCTCATAAGCAGCGGTGAATTTCTCAGGGGGAATTTCAAGAGCAGCAAAGATGCCGTTCATGCGGTCAGTCATAGCCATTGATGCAGGATTGTCCATGGAAAGAGTTTCAGAAAAAATAAGAGGACTAGGTAGAGAGATCATTCCTTGGCGCTGTCCAAGTTGAAGTGGTTGTCGTAAAAGATGATCACTTTGGAAGGCTTTTCACCTTCGTGAACAATCATGCTTTTACCTGGCAGCGGCCACTCACTGGCCACTCTTACGTCGGCAACACCTTCAGTTTGCTCCCAGTCAAAACCTTCCTCAAGAGTGCAAGGTTCAAAGGCAAGTACTACTTCAGGGTCAGTGCCGCCAACATCGTACTGTGCTGCCGTAAGGGCGGTAATCAATTGAGACAGTTTCATGAGGGGGAACAATGGTCAATGACAAAAGGCCAGGCATCGTCAGAAAGCAAAGAGCTTCCTTCTCCAATGTCTGTAGAGCGCACTAGGCGTTCAAGCGTCTCGCTGCGAGAGATGGCACCATCATGCGCAATGGCAGTGAGATGGTCAAAGGCTTGGTCGCTTAGCGTGAAATGACGACGCCGTTTGCCGCCATCGTAAATGCTTCTTGCCATTATGGCCTTCTAGTACGATGCGGCGAGCAAGTGCCGTAGCCGTTGCCGTCGCCGTCGCCGTCGCCGTAGCCGTCGCCGACGCCGTAGCGGACGCCGTAGCCGTCGCCGTTGCCGTCGCCGTAGCCGTCGCCGTAGCCGTCGCCGTTGCCGTAGCCGTTGCCGTAGCCGTCGCCGTAGCCGTCGCCGTAGCCGTAGCCGTAGCCGTTGCCGACAGGAAGCATTAATGAATCAACCATCACAGCCCCCAGTTTTCCGATACTGGTACGCAGAAAATTTCCGCGCCTTCGGGAAGGTCCACATTTGCAATGGACCGCAAGTCAGCTTTTGCAGTTTCAACCATTTTGGCAAAGCCAATAGATTCCCATTTGAATACATGAATCGCACGGCTTAGACGGATGCGACCGCTTTCTCTGGTTACATCGCCAGCAAAGATCCAGCCGCGATCCACAACTACAACTGCGCGGTTGCCGTTGGGCTTGGCGACAGGCAGGGAGTCGGCGCGGACGTAATCAACGCCATTGATTTGAATTTGAGAAACAGAGGTGTTCATGGACATGGCTGGAGGCGGGGGTGAACCGCGAAGGTCATAGCCACAATAACCCCGCCATCGCTCTTGACAACGCCTGCAGCCATTAGCAAAGCTTATGCTGCTGCCTCGTTGCAAAGGCCCGCAGGAGCTGCCATGATGGTGGGCGCTGTACCTTATCGCCTCTAGATGACTTTCTCGATACTGGACTTCCTGGACTTGCTTGAGCCCTCTAAAGGCGGCAAGTACCTCTGTCCAGCATGTGGCGGCAACGACTTCACTATCAACAAAACCAATGGTGCCTACTCCTGCTGGCACGATTCGTCAGCTCCGCACCGCGCTGAAATTCGTGACGCGCTGGCTCCCATGATTCGCTGGGAGAAACCAATGCGTGATCCTGGTCGCTATGCCTTTGTTTACAAGGACAAGTTAGGCGAAGAAGTGGTGGTGGTGAATCGTGATGACGCCAACGGCACCAAGCGCATCTGGCAAGATTTTCCTACTGTTGACAAATCTTCCTCTGACCATAAGAACCAACTGCAAGAAATCAAGGCTCGCATACTGCCATACAAGTATGAGGAAGCCGTTGCTACGAGCACAGAGACTGGCCTACCCATCATTGTCGTTGAAGGGGAACTTACTTGCCAAGCAGTGTGGAGCGTCGGCCTGCCTTCTATTACCTTCCTAGGAGGCAGCAAGCAGTACCGCACTAATGGTGACTACACGCAGCTCTTCAGAGGGCTAAAGCTTGTCCTGGCTCCCGACAGGGACGAACAGGGCGTGGCCTTCATGAAGGAGATCGAGGCTGATAATCCTGGTGCGCAATGGCTTTATGCAGACCCTCGCTCTTGGGAATGGAAGAACTTACCAAGTGGCAACGGCTTAGACCTAGCTGATTACATTGAAGATGGTGCCACTCAAGATGATCTCCTTGCTTCCATCACTTCTCAAAGCAAGCACAAAGGACAAGACGGCAAACCATCGTACGAAGAGATTATTTCCAGCATTGAACATTTCGTTGGGCTGTACGTTAGTGACGTTCGTATTGCTTACGAAACCGCTAGCTGGCTAGAAGCTCGTGGCGTAAAGATGAGCCAGGCCAACATTGATAAGCTCATCCATGAAGGCAAAGAGCGCGTGTATGGTCGGCAAGAGCTTGACACCATTGATGCCCTGGAAATTGCTAAGGATGATAAATGCAGGGAATGGCTTATTGCTGGCATCCTGCCTCTGGGAAGTGTGATGCTTCTAGCTGCATCAGGCGGCACTGGCAAATCTACTCTCATCTACAACTGGTCGCTAAACATTGCTCTGGGTCAACCATGGAGCAAACGACGCTGCAGGAAAGGCAAAAGCCTAATCATTCAAAGCGACGAGCCTCTCGTTGATACCAGCGAGAAGCTTGGAGTGATTGGTTATGCAGAATCTGGCCTTGAACCAGGCGACATTGAATTCTGGGAAACCTGGCGCTTTGCTCACATGACACAGTTGGAGGATTACGTTAGGAAGTACAAGCCTTCGTTTATTGCCATTGACTCTCTAACTGCCTGCCTTGCGGGCATGGACGTGGACTTAGTTAGGAGCAATGCTGGTGACGTGCTCTACGGCCTGCGCGACATCGCTAATAAATATAATTGCAGCATCGTCATTCTCCACCACTTAAATAAGAGTGGCGGCTTGCGAGATTCCACTAGCTTCGTTGACAACGTAAGTGAAGTGGTTAAACTAACTCGCCCAGAGAATAACCCTGACCCTAATCAATTTGTCTTTGAATGGTTGAAGAGTAGGAGTGGTCTCACGGGTAAGCATCATCTACAGCGCAGTGCATTGAACTATGGCTGGGAGTATCAAGGGCCCGCAGGAGGCTCCATTCAGGAGCTAGATGGCTGTATTAATGCCATTGTCAATCGCCCGAATGAACGCTTCACCAGGCAGCAAGTGGCGGCCCTTGTAGGCTCATACGACATTGCTTCTACTGGCAAGATGCTGGAAGTGGCTAGGCGACAGGGCTTTATCAAGAGCACTTTCCAAGATGGTCCTAACGATGAGAAAGTCAGGCTCTACCACTCGTTTGACTACAAGGAGAGCGGCTGGACTACCAGTGATAACTCCCCCATCATGAGTACAGACGGGAGTGATGACTCCTTAGAGGATCCGTTTGTTACTGTTTCAGACGACAACAACAAGCCTAAACTTGCCGCCGTAGACGACAAGCCTTCCACAGAGGAATGGTTTTAATGAGGAAGGGCTGGTTTATAATTAGACCAGCCCTCTCTTCATAGTGTCATGGTCATCATCTGGGACAAACAGCCAGAGCCTAATTACGCCCCCATCGTCATTGAAGAGCCCGTAGAGGAGCTTGCCATTGATGAAGAGGAAGATCTAGTTGAGGAAGTAAAGAGGGCGAGTGGTTTCACCTTCAAAGGCTTCGGAAGTTAGAGCTGCTCACTGGCCCCTTAAGGGGCCTTTTTTATTGGGCTTCTAGCTCGGCGGCGATGGCGAGGAGTTCGGCGCGGATGCGTTGGCACTCAAGCGCCATGGGTATGTGGTTGCGCGGCTCCATTGCATCACTGGGTGCCACCTGATCAGCGGCAGCCCGCAGGGCGGCGGCAAGGGCCTCAGTATTGTAGTGGTTGTGCTTCCAATCATGCAGAGAGTTGTCTTCCGTGAAAGCATCCAGCACCGCCTGGGCGGCGGGGGAGAGGGGCGTAGTCATAGCTGTGAAATGGCGTCGGCAAGGTCAAGCAAGTCAGATTCGGTTAGATCCACTAAGTTTGGACTAAGAGCAATCATGCGAACAACTGTGGCAATTACATACTTGTCATCATCGCTGGCAAGATACACCTCTTGAAACTTGTTCAAGAACTCTTGTGCTCTTTCTGTTGAGTAAGTTCTTAGAGCGGTTAGCGTGTAAGTAGGGGGGATGTAAGGCGCTGGAGTTTCTCTTGAGAACTTCAGGTCTTCGATTTCTCCTGGTTGTGAAAAATCTAAATGCAGCTCCGTAAGCACTTCCTTATCAGTAAGTTTTCGATTGAAATACTTCAAGAGTTTCTTTTCGTCAGCCATTGGTGGTTTCTTTGGTTGAAGTCGATCCCGTGGTCGCAATGGGGGAAAGGGGCTTAGTCATGGCTTGTCTGCTTGCAAGGGGATGGTCCATTTTGCTGCATCGCGCTCGGCTTGGCAGTTCCTGTCTTTGCCATAGAGCCATGCTTCTGTGCTCTGGCCAGGTTTAGGACCATTGCGAGGGAGCTTGACAATGCGAGGTTCAGGCATGGTTGGTCGGAAGGGCTCGCTCATGGTATCACGCAGTCAATCGCAGCCAATTGCGCAACTGGCAAGGGGCTTGACAAGGAGGTTAAACTCTTCCCGAAGGTTTACCACGTGCATCTACGCGCCTGGGGAAACCTGGAACCACCTACCCTGCGGCGCTACCGACAGAGAGGAACGATGGCGAAGGCAAAGGGTTATTAAGCTCCCTGCGCCGAGCACCGTACGAGAAGGTAGACCCCCAAGGTCGTCTTTCATAGGTGCTCTTTAATACTTCTCTCGTTTTCTAATGCTGTCATCAAGCAACGTATGGTAAGCTTGTGATGCTTTAAGGCTTCTTATGCCAACTTCTCCACAAGCTCCTGACGTACTCCCATCGTTGGAGCACAACGGCATCGCAGTTACTGTGATTAACCACCACGGCTATTCAACGCCTGATCGTGGCCATCCCCCTAAGAGCCGCATCTTGTATGGTGCTCGCGATGCAAAGCAAGAGCGTCACTGGCGTGGAAGCTTTGAAGAAATTGTGCAGCTCATTGATAGAGGCTTTAAGACTGCTCCTCTCGCCTCTGGAGTTTGATCATGGCAATAGCTGATGCGCTTGTCGTTATCGTTGCCTTGATTTGTGCGACGGTCATTGTTGTTTCAATCAATCGTTAGTAACCATGGAAGACTTCCAAGATTTGCTTAAGGAGCTAGAAGACATCAAGGTGAGCCAAAAAGCACTAGCCCTAAAGGAAACTATCTGCAAAGAAGAGCTAATGGCAGCGCTAAAAGAAAGCGGCCTTGACAAGCAAGATAGTCCCTATGGCAATGTGCGCATCCAGCGCAGAGCAGAGAAGGACTATGGCGGGGAAATAAGGAGCATGGAGATTGCCCTGAAAGAAGCTAAGAAACTAGCTGATGACATGGGCGATTATCAAACACTAGGCTTCAAGGAAAGTCTCGTATATACGCTTCCTAAGGATTTATTTTGATTTAGAGCTGCTACGAGGGCCGCCTTTGGGGCGGCCTTTCTTTTAAGATATGATGAGCTTTTCCTGACATCTTGAGCCTTATTGCTTCCTCGCCATCGCCTTTACTTTCTTCGCGAGAGTGGCATGAACTGAATGCTTTGCGCAAGGCCATCTCGCACAATCCTGCCAGCGTAGTGCCAGAGCAGCAGGAACGCTTCAGTGCATTATTTACGCGCAGCTTAATGGGCAAAGGAGATTTGCCACTAGCATAGGCTGTAAAGAAACGCTAGTTGCTGCAATGCCTTCCCCGCAAATTAACTTCCCTGACGAAAAAGCAGAACTTCGTTACGGACTAAAAGTATTAGTGGAAGCTGGCCTTACGCCAGAGCAAATTGACAAGATGCGAGAGAAGGTGGGCAATGGTCCTGGCAAGATTCCATATAACAAAGAGACCACTGGCTTACGTAGGTTTATGGTGCAAGAGCTTCTTGCTGCCAATCTTAGTAATTCACAAATTGCTCGTGTGATGCAGCTAAGCAAAGAAACTGTCAACTCCGATAGGCAACAGAACAGAAGTTTATGGACAGAAAGTATTCTTAAAAGCCAAGACGTGCATCGTGCTCGCATATTAAATGAAGCCATGGAACTGAAGGAGCAAGCATTAATGAACTTTGAAGCAAGTAAGAAGCGCAAGATGACAACCATATCAGACAGAGGCGAAAGCATTACCATCACAGAAAGTGCTGGCGAAAGTTCTTTTCTGACAGTGGCCAGGAACTGCCTGGAACAGCAAGCCAAAGTACTTGGTCTCTACGACATCAAGCCAGAAGTGGAAGAAAAGAAAAGCTATAAAGGCTTCCTGGACGATCTTGCTAAAACAATTGGTGACGTAAACGAAAAGACTGCTAACTCCAAAGCCATTGATGCCACCTTCAAAGTGGCAGACGATGACAATGCTCCTGAGACTTCTGAAGGGCTGTCCGTAATCAGCATGTAGATAACCATGGTTGCATTGACAGCAGCACTAATCTTCGTCATACTGGTTTCGTAGCCATTGTCTCTATGGATTTTTCTTCTGTTGGTGATTTCTTGCGTCAGGCAGCTTCTGCCAAGCAAGATAAGCGTCAAGCTATTGACGACCATCTAGAGCCTTTCATGGAAGATCCAGCCACCGTAGGCATTCCACCAGGATTAGCTACTGCCATTGAGACTCTCCTAAAGGCTTACGGAGACGAAACCTACAGGCAAATTGCTTTGTTCTGCCTAGGCAAATGGCACCAAATACATTGTGAAGTGTTGCAGCAGCACATTGAAAACGATGGCACAAGCGAAATGCTTATGGTAATGAGCGACATCAGCAAGCTATCTACTGTGCTCATGATCATGGAACAAGTGGGAAGCTTCGGCGGCGACGACGACTGGCGCAAAATGCTACGCGCCATCGTTGGTCAGTCAGTATTAGAAACCATCGAAGAGAAAGGCATCTCCTTCGATTCCTTGTTTGGGCAAGGACAATGATCAAAGGCAACGCAATGGACGTGTACACAGTGCAATTTGCTAATGGAGATAAGTTTTCCCTGATGGCTCGTAATAGCGCAATGGCTCGACTAAATGCGTACGAGCTAGTGCCTGACAGCCCCATCGTGGCTGTCCATAGAATTGACCAGTGGGAAGAAGATCATGCTTGAGCTGCCCGTGCTTCCCCCGCTGATCAGCCTTTGCATTCCGCCTGCGTTGAAAGCCGAAGCGCAAGCTATTGCCGCTCAAGAGCCTATGGTGCATCCCGTATGGCGCAAGCT